CGTAGGGGTCCTAGTAGTTACTAGGTCCCTACGGAGCCCAAAGCTGAAGGATAATCTGGCATCCTGCCAGACACTATCAGCACCGGAGAGGTCTATGTCCGTAAAGTCATACTCGGAGCGGTATCGGTTCGTCAAATCTAAGACGTCCTTTACCCGGAACGCGAACGGTACCATTACTACCCCGACGACTACGTTTACAACAACGCAGCTGACCGGTGGTGGCACGCGTACTGGCGTTTCAAACCCCAAGTATAAAGAGCAGATTGCCCTTGGGCAATGTGCCACGACTTCGCTTGACGCTTCTAAGTTAAAGGCGTCGATCAAGCCGTTGACATTCCATCTTCGGTCCCAGTCTAATACTAATGTAAAAGCTGGGTCTGAATATTATGGAGTATGGTGTCCGAATTATAATGATCCGTCCACCTCTTACGAAGATATAGATAACGCAGATCAGGCTGCCCTTATGGGTTACTACAAGAAAGCTCGAAGAAAACAGCGCCAGATTCAATCTGGAGTTGTGATCGGCGAGCTAATTGAAGTGATCCATATGATCAGGAATGCTGCCAAATCTGGGCGAAATCTTGTTGATAACTTCGAAAGGAATGTATCCAGGAGACAAGCCGGCCTTCGCCGGCACTCCTTGAGAAATTCTCCGAAGAACCGCAAGAAAACTATCGCCAAGATTATGGGAGACTCGTGGCTGGAGTTCGCCTTTGGGTGGACTCCATTAGTTTCTGATGTTCAGGACGGAGCAAAGGCTCTCGCACGCATTCACGTCAAGATGGATCGAGAGTTCGAACCCATCGCGTCGTTTGCTAATCGAGATGTCAATGACCCGGTCTCAACAGGAAACTCCTCTATACCTGGCTCACCGATTCAACTGAAGACTGTAACGTCTGAGGTTCGATCGGCTTATGTCAAGTATTATGGCCGAGTGAAGGTTGGGGTTCCAGGCTCTCCGAACGTCGATAAGGCCGCTATCTTGGGATTTCAAATCTCAGATATCGTCCCGACTGTTTGGGAGCTTGTCCCCTGGTCCTTCCTGATCGATTACTTCACCAATATTGGTGATGTACTCGATGCCCTGTCTTTCCCACGCAGTGAAATCGCTTGGAGCTGTAAGACTATTCGTACTACCAACAAGTTTAAGGTTCGTCAGAGCCTTGACTTGCCGGATACGATAGATCACATAGCTTTAGGCAATCATCTGCTGGACGTGGTATGTGGCAGTTCTGAAATGCTCTCCGAGAGGTCAGAAGTGACACGGAGGGTTCTCTCGACTTTGCCGTTACCAAGCCTAACTTTTAAGCTTCCCTTCAGTGATTACTGGAAGGATGCCAATATAGCAGGTTTGATAGCGTCAAGGCGTAAAAGACCCTTCGGATAGCAACTCCTCTCACGCTTCCATGCATGAGGATAACTTATGTTTAATCCCACGAGCCCAGTTGTAGGTCCTACGACAATTACGGGTCTAACGAACCCGACGTATACCTTAACTGAACAATCATCTCCTCCGGATACTAACTGTCGGCAGTTTGTTGTGCTGACCGTTGGTGGGACTCAGACGGGTGTAACAACCCATTCTGTTTCCAGTCCGTTCACGTTATCGATGTTCGTTCCTAAGACTTTAAAAATCTTAGGTAATCCGAACCCGGTAACAGGGGTGATCGCCAATGTTGCAATGAATGTTTATAAAAACATAGTTCGTAAAGGCGTAACCGTCCTTACGGGCCAACCGCTTCAAATAGCGATGATGAAGACGGAATCAAGTATTCCGGCTGGATCTGAGCTAAATGATTTGCCCAATGTTAGGGCAATGGTCGCATTGCATGCCGGTACGTTCCAAGTAAACGCGAATGAAATCGTGAATACTATGGCGACGGCAGTCCTCTAACCACCGGGCACTCGCCCAGGAGTTTTGTATGAACTACGTAGAGAAGTGCTTTTTTAAAGTCTCCTTTTCCGTAGTAATACGGGAGGACTGCGATTTGACTAAGTTCGAAGAGGAGCTTGAGAAACTTTACGCATCTTGGGAAACCAAGAATGCGAATCGTTTAACAGGCATTATTACCTCTGACGACCCGGACAAACTTCGGGCCGCCGCAAAGTTCGTTATCGAAGAGGACGACGCGATCAATCACCTGAGGATTCACTATGAGTCCTCTTCTGGTAATCGCGAGATCGAATTCGAGTGCGAACTTGAGCTGAGCGAGTCAATCTACCGTTACTATTGGAGATCAAGATGGGTGTTAACTCTCGTGACCTTATCAATAAACTCACTTCGGACATCAATGCGCATTTTCCGAAAGGGTGCGGGTCATACCCGCCACTTAGGGGTGCGTTGGTTCAAGAAGCTTACGCTGCAGGGATAGGTGCGTCGCTAACCAAGAAATTGGTTACTAGCGACGACCCCGTTCTTGCGGAGCGAGCTCTCAACCTATTTCTTCATGAGAATGAACGCATGAAGAACTTTGATGTGAGGCCGAACACTTCACTAGACGAAATCCTTCTGAATGGCACTAAAAATGCTTTTCAGGACTTTTTTGAATGTGAAATGAGTGACCCTTGGTGGACCCTCGGCGAGTGTTTTGCCGAGGGACGCACGGGGCCGGGTAGTTCCCTAAAAGCGAATGGACAAAGCTTTTATCAAAAGCTTTTCGTATCGCCTTTAACCACGACCTCCCTCCACTTGTACAGTCACTACGTACAAGCACTACGTTCTTTGCCCACCTGGGCGGCCGCCAATGATTTACGGTCGCACAGTTTTGGGGAGCTCGTAGTTGGTGAGTCCCGACTTAGTTTTGTACCTAAGACGGATAAGATAGCACGAACGATATGCACTGAACCTAGTCTGAATATGTTCTATCAGTTGGGTTTAGGGCGTCTTATCGAACGGAAGTTACGCCGGGTCTATGGTATAGACCTGGAGATACAACCTAATCGAAACAGACGTCTTACTCGTATCGGTAGCCTAGACGGGTCGTTCTCAACGATTGACCTGTCTTCTGCTTCTGATAACTTTTCGTACAATTTGCTTCGCTGGCTATTAAGACCGCGTTCTGCTGGTCTAAACGCTATCGAGGCTTTGCGTACTGCAAGTACTCTTCTGCCTAGTGGCCAGAGAGTCGAGTTGCATATGGTGTCAACGATGGGGAATGGGTTTACTTTCCCACTCCAAACCCTGTTGTTCACGTGTGCTGTTGTCTCTGTTTATCAGACTTTTTCGATTAAACCTCGAAACCGGCCTGACGCCCAGAACTTTGCAGTTTTCGGTGATGATATAGTCGTGAGATCGGAAACGTTTTCGCGATTGTGTCGCCTCCTCGAGCTGTTAGGTTTCCAGGTTAATGGTGACAAATCCTTCTCCGAAGGATTCTTCCGCGAGTCCTGCGGTTCTGACTTCTTTCTTGGTCAGAATGTGCGAGGGGTCTATATAAAGTCCCTCAAAACACAGCAGGATCGTTATAGTGCAATAAATCGTCTTAACGAATGGTCCGCCGCTAGTGGTATTCCGCTGCGTCAGACCGTTCGTTACCTCCTTCGGACAGTAAGGTATATCCCTATACCTCGCTGGGAGGCTGACGTGTCAGGCGTTAAGATCCCCCTTTGGATGCTCGATGGAAAGAAGGGTAAGTATCGGTTTTACAAGCCGATGCCTATCACTCAGTCTATCGAATGTCCGGAGTGTCAGCGCTTGATGAGGCCGTGTCCCCACATAAATACTGATGGGGCCATGGTCTCTTTATTGCATGGTAGTCTTAAGAACGGCCGAATTACTCCAAGGCAAAGGAGTATTAGGTATGTTCTCAAAACTCGGAACAAAGCCCTTTGGAGCGATGTTCCGTCGGATGTCTCGTTCC